GCCATGAACTTTAGGGTCATACTTCACAAAAAACCCATTGGAATCGATATGAGCGTTGTCACGCTGGCCCGTACTTTTCAAATTGCTCAATCCAACGATCTGACCATCAACGCCATCGTTCTCAAGCATGTCTAACGGGCGAAAATCGTGCGTTCTTCCGTCGATCACACGGTATTTTTTGCCAGTTTCCTGATCGTGAACAAAATCGGGGATCTGTTTTCCCTTATTAGTGAAGACCATCGCGACATTATCGCCCTGATCCAACTTCCGGCGCATCTTGTTCCAGTTGGAATGAGGGTTGTGAACCTCATCTTGAGACAAGCCGGTCGAAGAATGAGTGTAATGGTGATTTTCAGCTACCGGATTCCAACCCATTTTCGTGTAGTCGTAGAACGAAACATCGGGCTGGCCCTTGATGATCGGTTCATGGATGATCGGATTAAGATCCGACAGGGTATTGAGCCTCACACCAAGGTGATTTCCGTTGCGCTCCGCTTCTCTACGAGCGCTTTCAATGTCATCCCAAAGACGAACAGCAAATGCCTCAGGCTCGCGCATCATTGCCATCGTGCGATTCAGGGCTCTCTTGCGGACACTGATGCCGCCCTTCTTCTCTTGCGATCCAGAAAAGGCTTCCGAATATTGACCGGATGTCTTCCCAAGGCACTCATCGCGGCAAGATGCGCTATTCGGGCAAAGCTTCATCTCTCCTTCGCGATAGTCTGGATACAACGATAGACCGATGGTCTCCACGCCTCGCCCATCTTCAAGTTCAATAGGCTTCTTCTCATCTGTTCCAGTTTGCGCCTTAAGCAGCTTTGCATTTTGACTAAGCAAAGCAATGGGCTTCCCATCTTTGCGGGTTCCCATATATGGCTCAAGAGCTTTGATAGCATTGCGAGAATTTACAATGCGCTCTCCTTCAGGAAGAGACAGGTGGCGCTCGATGCCACGCCTAAACGCATCCCTAAGCGAATTTGTATTCGCGTTGCCTTCATCAAGCTGCTGAAACTGATAAGCAGGCGCAGAGGTAGGTGCCGCAGGAGCGGTTCCAGCAGGGCGAATAGAGAACCTTGGGCGCGGGGCCGCAACAGTTTGCTGGGCGGCTGCTACTGGATCATTCTGTGCCCCCCCAACAGCCTGTAGAGCCTTCTCTACGTCGCCGCCAGAGGCAAACCTTTGCTGCGGCATTCCCCGACGAAACATGTCGCGCACAACATGATTTGCATGCTCATGCGATAGGTCGCCATGCTTCATCATAAAGGCATGCAGCATAGCAGCTAGGACGGCAGGATCATCTTGCCGATGCAGATGATGGATATCCTCCGCAAGAGCACTGAAGTGGTTGTCGTCCATAATTGATCTCCGAAGATATTAGCGACCGCGCTGCAACATGGTGTGAATGATGTCCAAAGCCTTATGAAGAGCAGCATCCTTATGTGGCCCAGCAGTCTTCGCAGTGCCACCGCGCTTCATGCCATCAGAGCTTTGCTGGTCTGGTGATGTAATGCCACGATCGAGGCGCTGCGTCAGAATGTTTGCGCCTGCCTCATCGCCACTGCGCTGCATTTCCTGAGCCCGCTGCGCCATTTGCTGACGACTCATGCCAGCATAGGGGTCTTGCGGCTTAAGGCGCTCAAGGATGGACGAGAACAGAGACTGGTTGCCCTGCTCAGTGGCGGGGGCAAACTCAACGGGACGCTTAGGAGGAAGCGGCGCAGGACGAGGGGTAGGCGAAGAGACCTGCTTACGATCAAGCGCGGCATTTTCAGTTTGCGCCCTAGCCATATCCTCAGCAAGTTGACTGCCCAGCATAGCAGGCGCAGCACCACGTCCGGCCCCAGCGGAAGCCGGAGGAGCGCCGAGAGGCTTGGCGTTGATGTCACCATATGCCCACTGAGCAGCGGCGCCCGGCGTTGTGTATCCGGGTTCGCCCTCAACTGAAGCGGGAGGAGTGATTGCAGGCGCAGCCGCAACAGAACCCTGAACAGGAAGGTTTAGTCTCTGGCGCAAAACGCTTCTGGCTGTATCCGTTATCGGCGTAGCCCCACCGGGCTCCGCAGCAGGATTAGGATACTGGCGATTGATGATAGCCTGAGCCCTTGCGGCCTCTTCCTGCTCGCGCCGCGCAAGCTCTTCATCGCTGATTGGCTCAAAGTACGTTGATCCAGTCACACGAGGCATTTCACGCAACGCAGAAGCCGTTTCAGCAAGCTTCCCGTAATCAGCCTCAGTCTTCTTCCGCTGTTCGGCAACTGCCAAAGCATCCGCAAGAACGCGATTGCGGAAAGCCTGTTCTTCTTCAGACATGGTGCGAGGGGCATCGCCAGTCAGCACCTCTGGCATAATCCCATGACGCTGCCACCAACGGCCTGCGGGAGATGCACTAGGGGCTGCAATTCTTTCGCCAAGATACCGTTTAGCAGCTTCAGCAGTCGTCGGATCGTATCCCGGTTTGGCATACTCAGGAACACGATTGCTTCCAGCTACGAGAAGTCCCTCTGGAATATAATCATCTTTAAAAGCCATCACTCACCTCCAAGGGGACGAGGCGTCTGCAAGCCGCGCATCCCGATTTCTTCCTGTTTATCGATGTCCTGCATGGCAGGTTGAATCAGCGGCTCAACGAGACCAGCACTCTCTGGGTGAACCGAAAGGTTCTGCGCCAGATCCACAAGCTGGATGCGCTCACGCGAAACGCGATCCGCAGCTTTGCTGTGCAATTCCTGCTCGGCGAGATCCAGACTGTTCTGGGCCTTGATCATCTCAATCTTGGCCTTCATCAGATCAGCTTCGCCCTTAAGCTGCGCGGCATGTGCCTTCGTCTGCGAATCCATCATGGAGGCTTGAGCCTTCATTTCATTGGTCCGCATCATCGCCTGCGCCTGTATCAGTTCAGGCGGCGGATTAGCCTGCGCCTGTTGCGGCGCAAGGAACTGCTCTGGATTGCTCCAACCGATAGCCTTCAACGCTGCCGTGTCGATCGCGATGGGATCGTACATCGAGGGGCTAGCCGCCTGAAGCTGCTTCAGGGCCATGATCTTCATCAGGCGCTGTGTATGGCTTGAGGTGTTCGGATCAGCCTGCGGGATCAGTTCGCAATCGTTCAGAGCCTGAATGAACGTCTGCTCGCTCCACGGATACGAAGGTTTGCCCTTGCGCTGCCAGAAGCTCTCTGGGTTCTCCTTGAAACAACGGGCCAGAAGCTGAAACTCTTCTGCCTGAGAGCTATGCATGCGCTTATGGACGGCGTTGAGGATCTTCGTGGCCTGCTCGATCATCGCGAGCGTAGTGCCCACAGGAGCGTCTGTGCGGCCTTCACCGACCGCAAGCTCTGCCGTGCCGCCAACCCGAGCGCCGGTCTGCGCCATGTTGTCAGAGAGCGTCATAAGCCCGCTGCCAACGTCCTTGTAGGGAAGCGGCATAATCGCTTGATTGATCGGAACGCCGCCAGTCTTCACCAGAGCGCCGCCGCCGGGCGGAACACGGAAGATATTGGTGTTCTGACGCGCGCCAGTGTCGGCCATCAGGAAGCCGGGGAAGTTGGCGTACATGCCAGCGTCCAGCATCTCGCGCCAAGCAGCCGTCAGGGCGTTTGTGGTGTTCCCAAGGATGTGCAGAAGGCCGAGATCATAGAAGCCCATGCCCGGAACGAAGGTGTATTTGACGAAATTCTGCCGCGCAGTGGGCAGTTCGGCGTCATCTTCGTCGTAATTGCGGACAATCGACAAAATTTCCTTGCTGGAAACGTCAATTGTCACTCGATAGGGGATCTCAAGGCCAGATTCCTTGCCTTTGTACTTGTGTTCAAACCCAGAAATGTCGAGTTCGCAGTAGCATTCGTAGATTTCGCGGTCTCTATCGTCAGGATTGAAACTTTCTTGCGAAATTCCCTGCTGCGAGTTCTTTTCACGCTGCACACTGTCGAGATCGACGGGCTTGGGCGTTGCAAGATCGACATCTCGATAGACACCGAGGATTTGAAGACGCTTAACGGTCGAAGGACGCATCTTTGTGCGATGCGTGACGCGCTTTGCATTACGCAGATCATCAGCGTCAACGCTCTCGCTGACTGGACGATTCCGAAGCGGGCAGTAGTAAATCTTCTTGAAGGCGGTCCCACCGAAGCCGAGCATGAGCAACATGCGGTCAGTATCAGGGTAATATTCGCTCGCGACAGCCGTCAGATAGTGGTTGAGATCCTTCTCAAGCGCATTTCCAAGCTGGTCCTGCTCCAAAGTTGACGCCACAGCGTCATTTCGAACCTTAACCGGACCATCAGTGGGCAACATTTCGCCACGGGCGTTCGCTTGGAATCGCAGCACCGCTTCAAGCAGCAGCGGATGTCGAACTTTTGACATGCCCTCAATCGGTGCGCCGTCAGACGCACCCTGCAAACCGGGAATTTCAATCTTCAAGCCAAGGAGCTTGATGCCTTGAGCACGGTCATCGATCCATTCGCGACGACTTTCGATGTCGTCACTAATGCCGCGCATTAACTCATCAGAGATCCTGACAAGTTCGCCCTCATCAATATCGTCGACAAGGTTGCGGAACCATTCTTTGGCGCGCTCTGCCTCGGTTTCTTCATTGCCACCGATGCCCTTGCCATCCAAGGAAATGGAAATCGAGCCATCTGGATGCTCAATCCGAAGGATGTTGCCCTTGTCATCCGTGTCAACGGAGGGCTTATCCTCATCAACGACGACTTCGATGCCGTCATCATTGGAAGCAATGCCGGGCATTTCCGGGGCGAGCTGTCGAATGTGAGGCACGAGCCCCGGCACCATTGGCATGTGCTAACCCTCTGAAATGTCGAGCTTTTCCATCTCGTCGACAAAGCGACGGATGCCTTCCTGAGCAGCTATTGTATCGGATTTTGCCATGATTTCATAGGTGCGAACATAGTCATGAGGAGCCTTGCCCCAGACCTCAACCTTGAAATGACCAATCCTGACCGGAGTGGACGGCTTGATGATGTCCACTACTGCGTTTGCCAATACCCGTGCCATGGTTTTCCCCTGTGATTGAGGGAAGATAGCACAATTTTGGTTCCCTCGCATGGATTCGAACCACGATTCACGCAGTCAAAGTGCGGTGTCCTACCTTTAGACGACAAGGGACTGTTAGAAAACGTCAGTCGATCAACTAAATTTAATGGAGCGGGCGGCGGGGTTCGAACCCGCGACATTCTGCTTGGAAGGCAGAAGCTCTGCCACTGAGCTACACCCGCATTGTTGGTCGGAGTGGCAGGATTCGAACCTGCGGCCCTCTGGTCCCAAACCAGATGCGCTGACCAGACTGCGCTACACTCCGTATTTTTTGTGCATACACTATTCTCCGCTTTGCATATGCAGGTCCGTTGCCCCTTTCGCAGAGCTTCGATGAGGCCCCGGCACGGACCGCACACCGGGCGAATTTTATGGTGGGCTGGGCGAGGGCTCCAGCATCTTGGATACCGTCGATCACTCGGTCGCCTCACTGGTCTCCCCAGCCACCTGTCAACTAAATACCATACAAAGGTTGAAGTCCGGAACCCGTGAAATCCATCTTTGCATCGATTTCTGCGGTAAACTCCGCACCACGCGACAACAGGCCAATCTCGCGCAGATGCCTCAGCCCCATGCTGACAGTATCCACCAAGTCGTCATGCTTGCCTTTGGGGAACGTCCCAACTTGCGTGATTACCTGATCTGCCCACGCGCGATCGGGAGCCCAGATCAGACCTTCAGCAAACAGATGCTGCACCGAATAAAGCCGCGATAGCTTGTCGATGGACTTTGGATCGTACATCTGAACAGCCCAATCCTCGTGGCTGAACAGCCTGCGGATCTCCTGCGCTACGCTATGCCCAGCAGCCTTGTTCTCAATCAGCAGCTTATCGACCTTGAACTGCCGCATGGTCTCAGTGACCTTTAGGACAAGCTCATGAAGCTCCAGACGCTCCTGCCACGCAAAGAGCATCATCACTTTTGGGTGCTCTTCTGAGTACGCCCTACGGATGACCGAAATGGTTTCCTCATCGCGCCCAATGACACGGGTAGCCATTGCCTTTTGATCACCGCCGGAGAAAACGCCCCAGACAGTAAGCGCAGAGAAATCATTCTCAGTCTTCGTCGTGTAGGCCGTGTCCAGCGCGGCCACCACATAGTCCAGCGGCGGAAATTTGTCGCGCTCCCATAGCTGCCACCATTCCCGCTTGATGATACCGCCACCAGCGGGCTCAGGACGCTGCTGGAGCTGCCCTGCGGCTGCGTATGGTCCTAGGGTAGCCTCAAGCAGGCGAACCTGTTCCTCGTCGAAGCGCTCAGGCCACAGAAGCTCTCCCGGTTCCGTTCGGGGATCTTCCCAAAGAATTGGTTCTCCGTCCTCAGTCGCCCAGTCAGGGACCAGCACAGTGTGAAAGGACCGCTCAGGCTCATATCGCATAGGCAGGCAGAGATGCGTCCAAGCGCCGATCTGCTTCTCAAGCACATGTCCGGAAATGTCCTGCTCATTGAGCCGCTGGGCCACCACGATGCGGCATCCCATGCCCGGCTTGGAGTTGTTCAGGCGGTTATACCAAGCAGTGTCCCACCAGTTGATAGCAGCCTCAATCATCGCCTCAGAGTTAGATTCCGCAGCGTTGTTCAGATCATCACCAATGAGGTAATTGCCGCCAAGGCCGGTTGTCGCGCCGCCCACCGAAACCGTATTGCGGATGCCCTTCTGATCGTTCTGGAAACGGGTCTTCGTGTTCTGATCATCGACCAGTGAGAACCGATCGCCCCACAAATTCTGATACCAGTCGCTCAAAATCAGGCTTCTGCACTTCACGGAATCCTGCAAGGACAAGCCCAACGCATAGCCCGCGCAAAGGAACTGAACGCCCGGCCCGCTCAACATTGTACGATTACGCTGCGCCCAAACCCATGCAGGAAACATCGTCCCAACGATGGTGGACTTGGAAAAGCGCGGAGGCACATTGATCAGCAGATTGGGAATGTATCCGTCGGCGCAGGCTTCGAGATGCGCGCAGATTGCCTGCAACGCATAGCCCCCATGAGCAAACGGCGCGCTGTCGATGTGCGGCCATGCGTTCACAGTGAACTTATACAGGCTTTCCTCAAAGTCGGTTCTGTCGAGATCCTTAAGCTGTTCCTCGACTGAAATCTTTTTGCCATCGAGATCAATGATCGTCATTTGCTGGCCTTCGACCAAAGCCTAACAGGCTGACGTGTAAACGTCAGGTACTTAACGCCGCTCTCATTATCCAACCAGCAATCGAGATACGCCCGAACGGAATGACAGACACGGCTCGTGAAGATCAGATCGCCATCCGGCTCCTCATAGGCATAGCCGTTCTCGTCGTCCAACTCCGGCCTACGAAGCCATCCGTAATTGTAGTGCCAGCCGCTAGAGACGTAGGTGTCGTCTGTCATATTGTCATCGTACCACATCTAACGATCCTATAAAAGTCTAGCTCAGGGTGAGCTTCCCCAGCATATCCGTCAGGCACGACAAAGCCATAGGCATGGATCACCATTCCGGGAATCCACAGCCCTTGCATCAAGCGAGCTTTCCAGCGCCGTTTAGATATGTTCTTCCGACGCATTCGTCTTCTTCAGTGCTTTGCGAGCAATAAGGCATGTATCATCACTAACACTATGACTCATACGATGCTCCGCACGTTCAATAATTTCCCGCAGCGCCGCCTCCAACTGTTCAATGCGATTGGCTGCATTGGCCAATTCTTCAGCATCCTTTTTAGGAAGCCCATAACCGCAATGCCCACTGTCTGTTTCCCAGCCAACATTGTTTGGGTCTTTGCTCACTGTCCAAACAGGAGCGTCAGGATCATCAATGTAGCTGGAATACTTATCGACTGTCACAAACCATTTAGTCATCTTTCCCCTCCAGTGCTTTACGGGTTTCAAGCATGATGCAACAAACTACAGGAGGGTTAGCGCCTCCACAGTCACCGCCACAATCGGGACAACCATAGTTTGACCACCGCCGCAGCGCCGCCTCAAGTGCCTCGATGCGGTCAACTGCTTCCCTTGCCATACGTTCCACCGTTACCCAGTGCATAACTCCGTTTGCTAAGGCACGAAGATAGTTCACAAGATCATCATTCATCTTTCTCCTCCAGTGCTTGACGGGCGATGCGCTCGTATTTTTCTTCAGTTGTGTGGCCGTCCCATTCGCCTTTGTACGGCGGCAGATGCGCGAACAAATGCGCCTCATCGTCATGGAAATGCCAAGACGCTTGTCCATGCGGCAAATCTATGTAAACACAGCCGTGCCATGCGGCATCCCATCCGGGAATGTCTGTCTTCTTCACACCAGACGGAAACAGACTGGCAAGCAACGCGACAAGGCGGTTGCGTTCCGTATATGCTTCGTTAGCAATCGACTCCAGCTTCTCGATGCGGTCGGCGGCTTCTTTCATATCTTCCGCATAACCATGAAGGTAACTCTCCATGATGTCGCGAGGCAAAGAGCCTTTGTCGCCCTTCGCAATCATGGCCCGCACGGTATCCCATGCGGTCATAACCTTTCCATTCCAATCAAGAATGTCCGCAACATTGTCGCGCAGCCGCTTCGCAAGATCATCGCTCATAGCCCCTCGCCCTCCTCAAAATCCAGATCGACCTTGATGCAGGCGATGCGGTTATGAAATGGCCCGTCGGCCTCTTCTTTGCTAGGATAAGCAAGTATATCTGGTTCGTCATGATACACATTCAACCACACCGTCCGCTTGTGGTGGGGGCGGACTTCGATGAGGTCATATTCATGGTCATCATGGTTTATTCTGTAGCATCCATTTTCGGACCAATTTGTTGCAGACCAGAAATTGGCCCCAAGAACTGCACCATGAACAGGATATTCGCCACCCCCATCCGTCGCATAGATGCGGACTTCACGGCCATCGCGTGTGCGGTAGGTTTTAGATTTGTCTATCATGTCATGCGCTCCTAAATACGTTTGCCCATTGTTCTGAACGATCTTCGTACATATCATCGAACAGCTTTTGCAGGCCGGGTTCAAATAGTCTGCGATAATCAGCGAGTGTTAACCTCCTGAATCCAGCAGGAGGCGGCGGAAGTTCAACCTCAACGAACGACTTCACCGGCATCAAGCTGTTTGCCTTCACCACTGCTGGCGCTGCTACAAGGCCCATGAGGCCGGTGAGGAACTTGCGGCGGGGAAGAATGAGGTCAGTCATCTTTCTTTTCCCTCAAGTGCATCGCGAGCTATGGCACAAACAACATCAGGCATTTCATCGTCGAAAGAGCCGCCCCTGTATTTAGTTCTAGTGATGATCAACTGCATGTGTTTTTCAAGTAGCTTGATGCGTTCAATAGCCTCCAGAACATCATCGGGCCACACATCGCGACCCAACAAAACGCCATAATCTTCGCCACGCCCACACATGTTCTCCAAACGCTCAATGAGCGTTCCTGTTGAATAGGGGCCTTCTTTGTAATCGTGAATCATTTCTTTTCCTTTCGCGTTTCGAGCATGGCGTCGGCGGCAATATAAGCGTGTTCTGCCATTCTCTCCCATGTCCAGTCATACTGAGGATTAGCAGACAATCCCGTCAGCGCCGCCATTGCGAACTGATCGCGGAGAGTTGGCTGCATCAAAAATCTTGCATACTCTTCGGCAGTAAGCGTCACTGTATGTTCAGTCATTTCTCTAACCCCGCATATTTGAGGCATGTTTCAATGCCAGCAAACTGTCTGCATTTTTGATATTCTCGTTTCTCGTATGCGCCAGTGTGATACCCGACGCACGCAAAGCCAAAGAGACACAAAGAAACACTCACAACTAAGATGAACTCTTCCATCACTCATCTCCATTCGCAGGGTCTGGCGGTAACGGCATCCAATGAGTGGGCGTATAAACTCCATCGAGCTTCTCTTGCGAAATGCTATTCCTGATGTAAGACCACCACCCAACGTATTCTTCTTTAGATTCCCAGTCTGGCAAATAATACTCATCCCACGACTCTTCGCTGCGATAGAAGGCAACATGAGCGATAGCCGTGCATCCGCAGTCTAAGCGGAACACCAACACTTCTGTTCCATCCTTCGGCGCTGTTTCGATTGGTTGCCAGTCAGTCATTGTTCTTCTCCAACAAATTCTGTTTTGCTTTCCACATGTTAGCAATCCGAGCAGCAGCGCCTTTCTTGCCTGCCTCAACAGCCTTCTCACGATTGGAGAAGGTGCGGGCAGATGCAGGGCAAGCCTTGCCGCCCATGCTCCCAAGCTCACGCAGTCGCTCCGGGCTCATGGTTGCAAATCCTCTCTTCGCATCGCTCATTGCCTTGCTCCCCTCCAAACGGAATCAACCAAATCCTTGATCGCTTTGCGCGCTTCCTGATCATTGATGTGCTTAAGCGCGATCATTTCAAGCGCACTTATCGCGCTTTCAAGCTCGTTGATAATTTTCTCTGCGTTTAGATACTGATCGTACCAACGCTGCTCTTGAGCGGCCCAGTAATGGCTTTCTTTTGTTCTCATTTTTTGCCTCCCTTGTTCTTAGAAGTGCGCTTCAAAGAATTGGGATAAAGCGGACCAACAGGAACCTTAGGCGCTTTCGGTTTGTTTTTGCTGCCAATAGGACGACCGCGCCGACGCTTAGGTTTGCCATCGATCTCTGCGATCAACGCATCAAGCTCCTCACGCTTGCGCTTGCGTTCCGCAGCGAACTGCTCCTCCATCGCAATGCGCGTCGGGTTTGTGGATTTGATAACGCCCTTGTCGGCTAAATACTCGCGAGGATCAAAGCCGTCCTTGATGTCACGAAATCCAAAGCGCGCACCTTCTTGCTCAAAGTAACCGTTGAGGATGTTTGCGTAGAGCTTTGCTTCAAGCATAAGCTCGCCGTGCTTTTGCTCTTTATCGATCGCAACAATAACAGCAGCAAGGCCACCGATCATCTCACGGCAGCGGTTGAGAGCGTTTAAAACCTCGATGTGATGCTGGCGCGGGATAGATCCCTCAAGCGCCTCAGTGACTTCTCTAATGATTCGGTATGCATTGTATTGGGTCATTGGTGTCTCCTAGCTGGACCACACCAATGTAAACATTATTCTTGTCGTTTCAAGGTCCAGCCAAAATAGCCACAGGATTATGATGGCATGAATGGAGGGCGCTGAAACGTGATGTTCTTATCCGCACGCACTTCCTGATTCTGCCAGCACCATACTTCACCGTCGCTTTGGAAGCAGACCCAGATCAGATCGGCCTCCGGGCCATAGTCGATCAGGACATGAGCCAGAGCCTTACCTTTTGGCGTCACTATAGGCAGCGGTGGGTTCAACTGCATCATGGTCTGTGTCACTGGTCCTCCGCATAGCGCAAGGCTTCCTTGGCCACCACAAGCGCCTCCTTGTAGGTCTCGGCGTTGCGGCCATCGTGCTGCTTGGCGATCATTTCTAGTGCGGCCTTCATGCGCGCATAGGCCGTCACGTAGTAATGCATGAGGGGCTTCATCTCCTCATAGTCGTCAAGCTGGTCAGCGATGGCTGCAAGCTCAGGGAGATCCTCTTTGAGCGCTTTGTCGCGAAGGAACTCGGCGGATGTCATGTGAACTTTAGCTAGACGTATCATGTCAATCCTCTTCAATGTCACACTCTGTTAACCAATCAGCTAACTTTGGCGGATCGGGCAGCGGCATCCAATGCGTGTAGAACTCGGCAATGTTCACCAGTTCGCCGTTCCTGACGTAGTGCATGTGATAGTCGCGATTGCCATCGATGATTCCCTTGGCCTGTTTTAGCAGAACAACATCACTGACCCACTCCCAGTCCGGCTTCCCATCCATATCGCTGTAGTCGTAGTAGTAGCCCGCGAAGATGTGGGTGCCGTCTTTCGGCGCGGTCTCAATAGGTTGCCACTCACTCATCACTACCCCCTTCAGGCGCAATCTTCTCAGCGTACATGTAAACGCCATAGGTCTCGATGTTCTCAGTCCACCGCTGAACCATCGCACGATGAGCTTCACGAAGATGCTCAAGATCCCGCTTCAAAGCTTTATGCTCAGTGAAAAGCCGATTATCAGCGTATTCCTCCCAATGACGACGAGTGGATAGTTCATGGTCATACGGGAGATTTGCCCTCAACGCTTCATATTGACCCATGATCAGCAACGCATTTGCTGACGCCTCACGAGCGGACTCAACCGCAGCGAGATACTTCTTTCGATAGTCCAGTGTCTGTTTAAGCCACTCAATCATCCTCGCCTCCCTGCTGCTGCCCCTGCGCGGCCAGCAAATCTATAAACCAGCCAAGCCTTGATGCACGGCGCAACGCGCCTACACCATTTTGACCAACAGCGAATAACGCGGTTCCAGTACTGGGAGACTTCCCCAACTCCCCCGAAGGCGCTTGGAATTTAACTTTTGGGGACATGAATAGAACCGCATGAGACCTATGCGCAGTCCACTGGAACCAAGGCGCGCTGGTTCGATCAGGTACAAGAGCAATCCCATCACCGTGCTCTATGAACTTCAGAACCCAAGGTGTCAGACCATTCCTTCCTCCAAAAGGAGGATTCATCCAAATGAAGCCAACCCAAGTACGTTCCAAAGATTTGAATGAAATGAATGTTTTAGCCGGAACCCATGTTTTCACATCTGCCGGGTGGGCCACATCCATGTCGAACTCAACGCCAAGGGCATCGAAGATGTACTTCGGCGTGTACCATTCATCTGACTTCCCAATTCCCTCCCAATGAGCCATCAGTCCTCATCTCCTTCTGTTTGCCCCTGAGCGGCCATCAGAATGGCTCTAAGCGCGTCCCGCTGGTCAGGGTCCAGCGTCGAGCTGTCTATAATCGTATGCTGCTGCATCTGGATCGGAGCGCCATCCTTGCCGGTGACTTCCGTCCGATTCCTCTGAGCGTACATGCGCGGAGCCATGCGCTCTGCGTTCCACTGCTCGAAGCTCAACTCGATCTTGAACCAAGTTGGATCTTCCTTCTTGCTCTTTGCATCCTTGATGGACATCCGCAGATCAGACAGACGCTTTTCCATCATCCCTTCACGCGCGCGTGTACATAAAGACTCAAATTCTGGATACTGATCCTTCCACCTATAAACCTGACCACGATTAAGCTCGAGATACTTGCAAGCTTCAACCATATCCATTCCTGCAATCATGCACTCATAGATCTGCTGACCAAGCTCAGGCGAATACTCAAGCTTTGCCGGGCGACCGACGCGACGTTTGATCGCTTCGACAGCCTCCGGCGTCTCACTAACCTTCTTGATGATCTTGCTCTCTCTCGGCATTTCGTTTTGCCTCTCGCTCCAGCTTCCAGCGTTCGAGCCTTAGCCTGCGCTCTTCGCCCTTGCATATATCTCGTATGCGGCAGGCGGTTAATCCATAGGCTCGCGCAATTGAGGCATAGCTTTGCCCATCGGAGCGGCTCTTGATGATGTCTTGGTTTCGCCCTTCAGGGGTAGGCGGCCTGATCTTGTACGAGCAGTTGGCCTTCCGAAGGATATTGCGGACAGACACCGTGCTTATGCCGTAGCGCTGCGCGATGTTTGCTATGCTTATGCTTCCCTCATAATCGCTGACAATGCAGGCGTTCCTATGCTCTGCGCCCTTCTGCAAGGTGTAAAACTGGGCAACGCGTTTGTAGTAGTCAACATCGCCTTCCCAATTATGGCGAGGAACCTGATCGACCTTCAGCCGACCATGCTTCCATTTGCCCGTCAGCTCAGGCAGATCAGTCATCGTCTGGGGCCTCGTTGCCCATGACATCCCAGCCCACACGACCAATGCGAGCGAACATCTCCAACTTGGGAGTCGTCGGGTATAATGTCGAGATCATATCCGCGAAGAATGCTGGCTTTTCGCTGTGGCGACCGAGAGGGAGTTCGATGACCGATGGCGGCTGGGTGCCCATGGCTGGAGCGGGGACATTGCCCTTGGTTCCGATCAGTAGCAGCTCGTGCTTGTTACGGGTCCAGTAGCCGGTGCCAATGCGATCCTTGATCCAACAGATGTGCGACTTATAGTCGAAGCCCCATGTGGACATAAGGTCGATTGCTTCTGGGAGCATGGGGACAGTAGCCCACATGAACATCACGCAGTTGTCTGCCGCAGGGATGCTCATAGCAAGCATGTCGAACATGCTCATAGTGGGGTAGTGGTTATCCGCGCTGCGGTCCATCCCATTCTCAGAGAACGTCTCATACTTCCATGGCGGGTCAGCGTAGATCACCCCATACAGCTTGGTTGTCGCCTGCAAGGATTGCTGAATGGTTCTGTCTGCGAGCGCCTGTTCTTTTTCCTGCCGAGCAACCTTCTTGATAGCCTGTTCAGGCTTAGGGTCAGCGATAATTTGCGCCTGCTGTTCTGGCTCCATCTCGGCGATCTTAGCGGCGACCGAGACAGCAATCTGCCCAGACTCAACAGCTTGAGCCAGTTCCGGCGTCCCCTTGTCCAAAACTTTCTTGGCTCTCTGCACTGACATGCGGCCAACGCCCATCTTGTTGGCGGCGTCTATCTGACTGACTTCCGTGCGAGGTGCTCCAATTGATGCACCTGAAGATTTCCGCTGACCGTCCTTCAAGTTGGCAAGCTTGGCAGCGATCATAGCCCTCTGCGATTCGTCCAGATGCCTGCGCGTCAGGTTATGACTGATCACGAAGCCAAGGGCGTCTTCACCCTCGAAGTGCGTAATCAGTGGCTCCAGCCCGAGATTGATGCAAGCCTTGTAGCGGTGACGGCCATCGAGGATCTTGCCCTCGTAAAGCGTGATCGGGTTTCGCTGCCCATTGGCGCGCATGTCGTCAGCCAGTGCATCGAACTGGTCCTGCGGCATCAACGGAAACAGACTGCAAAGCTCGTGTATATCGTATTCCATATCATCCCCCTAAGTTAACGGGGACGCTATGAAGCGCCCCCTTGATGCTTTAGCGAACCTCTGGGAAATCGCCAGATAGGTTCCATGTAAATATCGCCTTGCTGGGCCGCACATCCTGACGGAAAGCGTTCCAAGCTTGCACCAGCAGCGCATTGCGGACAGCCTCGTGGAGGCGACCACCATTGGCATCCATGCGGTCCTTGATAGCTTGGATGTATGCCCGACCATGACGCTGGTTGTTCAGAAGCTGGTCAGCGAAGGCCCCGGCATGCTTGCGATTCACCTTGCTGAAGATCAGCAAATACGCAGCCATAGAGCCAGCCGGAAGATAGTTCCGGCGAGCGCCACCAGACAGACGATCCTTGCCAGCTTTCTCGATCGCCACCGCAGCAGTAACCGCCGCATGGAACAGCGGACCGTCGAGGTTTGCCTTGAAGTAGTTGAACAGGTCGTCGTTCGTATAGGTGACGCCCCGATTCAACGGATCGTTCTCGTGGATCATCACCCAACGAGCAGCAGAGGATGCCACTCCGGGATGAGGCACACGCTGGATCGTAAAGGCGTCCACATTGCTGCGCTTACGACCAATGTCGATCATAGCGAACGAGCCATCGGAGATGTTGAACGCCACAAATGTCGTCAATGGCACTTTAGCGCGAGCGCAGGCAAGAAGCCGGTGCTGACCGTCGAGCAAATACCCTGACTTGCTGAAGACGATCGTCGAGCCAGTGACAGGCCAGCGCTTGGTCTTCATGGCATGAACGTATTCATCCACCTTGCGAGCGTTAGGCTTGCGATTAGCGCCATTGCGGGTCTTTAAGATGTGTTCAGCCAACTCAGGGCTGATCGTGTAAGTGCGAGCGGAATCCGATGGAGCAGTATCGATCAACGTGTCCAGCACGAGGATCTGTTCTTCCAAGGATTGGCCGGGGGTAAAAAACCGCTGCGGCGGATTTTTCAATTGCAATGCAGTCATGGTCTTCTCCTAACGGGGTTGTTCACCGGCCCCGCAACCGGCTTTTGCTGCAAAATCAGCAACTTAGAGTATCACACCAAACGCTTCGTAAAAGGATTTGTTTACACTTTCCCCCAGAAAAAGTTATCCACAATCGCGTTTCGTGCTACAAGATATGACCCCATGGAGACAGCCATGCAGATCAATCGAATCCCACCAGCTATGCTTCAGGCCATTGGATCGAAGCTGAAGCCTGTAGAACGCCCGCAGCCTGCGGTGCGAACGCCCCCAGTGCTCCGAGAGCGGTATTCAGAAGATCCGGCTGTTGCCGCAGCGATGGCCGAGATGAATGCCTACGCTGGCCTTGGGAAAAATCGCCAACGGATTTAATCGCGGCGATTTATTTGGCGAATTATGAGGGGGCTCAAACCCCCTCTTTTTCCAATTCGGCTTGCTCGATCAGCGCCAAATTTGCGGCGAATTTCTGATTGTACATTTCCTCCAACTCATCATTGAGGATCTGATAAGCAGGATGTTTGACCCCCTTTTTGCAGCCGTGAAGAATCGTAGTGTGATCTTTACCGCCTGATGCTCGGCCTATCTGAGGCAGGCTCATGTGATTGCAAAACTTGCGAGCTAATGCCCAAGCGAGCTGACGGCTGAAGCAAAGATCCTGTTTGCGGCGAGGCGCAAAGATTTCCCGACGATGGTATCCGGTACGCAAACAGACCAGAGAAACCACCTCTTCAAACGTAATGCGGACATCGTTTGGGTTAATTGGAACCGCTGGCATGCGAACCACAGGCTGGGCGATAACGGGTGCGGGCTTTTCCTTCACTTCGGCCACCTTCTCTTTCTTTTTTTTGACCTGCATCGCTTGCCAGTTGATTGTTGGCCCCTTAGTTGGGGCGCCTATGCGGGCGCGGACGGTCGCGTAGTGAGCAAGCAGATCTTCTGCAGAGTTAAACTTGGCAATCATTCTTTTCTCCCATCGACATCTTGAGATCCCCAGTTGGCGGGGTCGGTGTATGGATCGTTCTGCGGTGGCCACCAATAAGCCATGACCGCAGCGGCAAGCATCAGTCCCATCGGAATGACGCCGAATAGCACAATCGCGATTAGAAGCTCCGTGGGCATGGTTCACTCCGGGCGGTTTATTGTTTCACAAAATTTTTTGTAGGCTTCGGACCTCATTCGGTTATGGAACCGTAATCGGCAAGAAACCGAGCAAAAGCGTTGTGATGGTCGATACTTGCCAAATAGCTCATTGCATTCCACGCAAGCCTTGATTTCGCGATCCTTCGTTCGTTTTGCCATTCCTCTATACTCCCTCTTATTGCAAAGCCCGTGTCTTCAAGATCATCTTCAGACCAAACAGGCATTTCGAGCACTTTGCGGTATCTGCGCTTAAGTTTATTTTTTACCAAGTCCACACGCTTTTCAAAATCAAACGGGTTGCTTGTTCCAACTAACACGTTGCATTCTTTGCAACATGGCAGAATTACCCCTCGTGGCGTTGCAGATGCCGGAGGGAAATGCTCTTTTGTGTTAGCCCACATCCCGCAATAAATGCACTGCGTCCCTTTGATATGCGTTCTTGCATAATCCGAACCCCGCGATGACAGAGACTTAAAGCCGGATTTCCCCATGACTGACCCATTTAAACGATTGACCTATGCTGCTTATAGCACGATACGTTTAAACGTGTCCAGCGGCACTCCCTACTCATTTGATCGGTAAGTATTGGGCTCCGAAATATCTCTCGCCTGTCCACGGGCTCCGTAGGCCCGGCGCGGGGCATCTGATGCGGGATGGTACTTGAGGTCAAAGTTTCGCGGGTCTTCCGAAGGAACCGTGATCGCCTTGCCGCCACCGTTCCACACAAATTTCCAAGTCCCCAATGTATTCTTTAGGTCGTTGTCGCTCAGATATCTGATCCAACTTGCTCGAGCTTTTTCCTGCCGCGCATGATCCTCTTTTGGATTGGATTCAATCACGAACATCATTTGCGGGTTAAGCTTGGCAAAACCCTTTACTTTGGTATGGAACTCTTCCGATGTCATATCGTCCTCCCCGACAGTGGATTGTGAAAGGCCTTAAGCGCGGACTCTGAAAGCTTCGGCAACGGATCAGTCTTTGCCCGTTCCGCCTGTCTTTCCAGCCAAGCTTCAGCCTCAGCCTTTTCCTCAACCTTGGACTTTGGCGGCGGCTGGTTTGGCCGCAGGGGATCAGGAACAGACTTCAGTTCCGCAAGCAGATCCTTGAAGCCTTGAATGATGCAAGCCCTCTGAGCAGCTTCTACCTCAGGATCTTTGGCAGGCCCCCCAAGCATCAAGGGATCTGGAGCGCGATCGACTTGAACCTGTGGATCAAGCTTATCCCACAAACGATCACAAAACTGCTTGAGTTCAGCAATCGAAGGGAAGAACTTCGACGTAGCAATGATCCCAATGCGTGAATTTACCAACTCTGAGAGAACCCTCTCAGGATAGGGCAGCATCATCTGCTCAACCATTCTCAAAAATGGAGCCATGGCCTCCTTCTCCTTCGCGTCGGCACTGGGATATGCCGCGATCAAGATGGCGATGGTCTTTTGGATGTGAACTTTGCTTGCCATTTCAGAACTTCCTCAATTGCAGGATGTTAGGCTCCATATCTTCGCCCTCCATTGCCAATCTTGCGTAGTATTGCGAGAGGGTTTCTTTTTTCTCGGCAGGCTTAGGAGGGTCATCTAGCCAGCGTTTTTGATTTAGCCACGTTGCAGGATGCGGGATGTATTGGGGATCTTTAGACCATCCATAATCCTTCACTCTGGCGATAATCCGATCTGCGTCGTCGTCTTTGGTTGCCTTTTTCCACGCGCGTTCAGCGGCTCCTATTCCCAATTTCCTCGGATAGGCGGACCAGAACTCATCAAACTTTCCACGCGCCGCGCGCGTTTTTGTCTCTGCCTCTTTCTCTCTCTCTGACTCTGTCTCTGTCTCTGTCTCTGGTGTATCAGCTTGATATCGATCTGATATCGCATTGATATCATCATGATCCAAATAGTGTTTTAGCTTAAAAATCAGTGACTTAATTTGAGCTTCTGGCATCCTGAGACGAAATGATATCGTCCTGATATCAGGAAGATCTCCATCGTTCTCACTGGCGATAAGCCAGAGCATGATGAGTGTTTTTGCGGCCAGCGGATCAAGATCGTGCCAGTCAACATCGTCCAAAATGTCACGATAGAGTTTAATCCAAGGAGGGCGACGGTCCTTGAAGTGCTGGAACTTGTGCCAGTTCTTTATTTTGAAAGTCACCTGTTGGCTCCTTGGTTTGTGCGTTGCACGAGGAGCCAGACCCGTGATATAAAACGGGCTAGTCCAACGAGCGCCGACACGCTTGGTTGGTTTCAGAGGCCCGCTGGCTGCAACCCCGGCGGGCCTCAATCTTTGTATATTACGCCTTTGTGTCGCGCTTCCGCAAGTCCAAAGTCATCTGAAGCATTTTGATAATGCCGGGCGGAACTTTGGAATCTCCTGACAGCCAACGATAGATTGTCCGCTCGCTGACTCCGCACAATTCAGCGGCCTCAACATTAACAAGATTAAGCTGCCAGAGAAGCCCATTGAGGATCTCTCGATTAGACAGGGGCTGCTGTGCGGGCATTGAAGAAAGCCTCATACATCTGATCAATGGACTGCATGACATCGGATTCCGTCCAGACATTAGACGGCTCTTGCGGACGCATTTTGAGGGTGCAGAACGCTGACCAGAGCGCCGGGTTGATTGTGCTGCACAGGTCAGTGCTAGGAATTTCCGGAAACAGATCATCAGCAAATTGATTGATCAGTTCAAGAATTGCAGCCTCGCGAGTTGGGCCATACCCAATCGGATCACTGGGTTCGCCGCCGTAGGTGCTGTCATCAACAGCGCACCAATCAAAGCAGTTAGAGGGAACGGCAGGCGGATCATAGGTGACGATGATTTTCATAATTTGCTCCTGTTGGTGTTTGTTGAAGTTTGTCGAAGATTAATCCTCGTAATTTTCGGGATGAAGGATGCGATGAACAACATCGTCGATCTGCTTGCCGGTGAGGGAAAGAGGCAGACGGTTGTAAAGCTTGTGTGAAAGATCAATGAGGTCATAAATGTCTTGGTCGGTAGGTTTACGGTCATAGATCGAGGAAGACATCTCGAAAGCCTCATAAAGGTTATCGAAGGTGCAGTCGCCATATTCCTTGAGGTTCACGTTGAAAGCCATTGTTTTGCTCCTGTTAGTGCCGGGTTATCCAACCCATGAATGTATCCTACAGATGATTCGGGAGCATGTCAACTCGTCATGCTCCCGATATTTATTAGGCAAAAACCGGGGCCTTCACGCCCTTGATGGTCAGAGCATACTGAAGTTTGCCGCGCTTGGTGCAGGCCGCGATCTGCTCTTCGGTGAGCAGCTTCTTAGCGGCGGCAGAGTCGAAGCGGTTGGGCTCAGACATCGAAACATTGACGATGGAGCGGGTGCCGACCAGTTCAGCGTAGCCGGTCTTCAATATCTCTGTGCGAACCTCTTCAAGAAGAAGATTCAGACCTTCGATCTCAGCCTTGATGTCAGCGTAGCGGTCAGCGAGGGAAGCAATGTTGGACATATCCATCTCCTGTGTTGCGGGGTAATCCAACCCCATGAACAGAAGATAGTCCCAAATCGGGGAGCATGTCAACTCGTCATGCCCCCCTGTGGATAATTATTTTCAGTCGGCTTGAGAAGTTTTCCCAAGCGGAGTGGTTTCCCAACCACTGATCGCCCGCATGTAGACATCTACCATTGTCTCGCGAGCCTCGCGCTTGCTGGGATCTTCGCGGCGGATTTTGATGATTTCCTTCAGTGCAGCGGCATCATAACCGCGACCTTTAGATTCCTTGTAGATGTCGCCGATGTCAGCAGATAGCTGCTTCTTTTCTTCCTCAAGCCGCTCAATGCGTTCGATGATGCGGATCAGATCCTTGGTATGATTATCGCCGATATCGTTCATTCTTAGTCCCCTAAGCTTTCGAGGATCAGTGTGCAAGGAGCGCCGTCCTCGACCCAGCGCGCCTCGATCCACCGGCAATGCCGGTCATTCGCTATAACTCCAGCCCCAGCTAAGGCATCCAAAGAAGCCTTCAGGAGGTTGTCCAGATCCCTGTGCCGCTTGTCGGGCGGTACTACCAGCATGGTGAGCTTGAATGGCCCTCCAAGGCGCTCTGAGCGGCACTGAGAGGCGATCACCCAGCCAGCCTGCTGTTTCCATTTTGTGTATTCCGGCGACCGATAGACGCCGCCGCCTTTAGCGGATCGCCACAGGCGGTTCATGCTCGGGGGGAAGGGTATCTCGATCTTCAGCACTGAACAGCCTCAAAGCATCTCGGGATAGGGTCAGAAGCTTGTATGCGTCCGGTTCGCGAATCTGAAACTGCGCTGCAATCTCGTGCGTATTTTTACCGCTCAGGAAGGCGCGAAGGACTTGTTGCGGTGTCACCACCGGGCGAGGTGCTGCTTTAGATTTCGGCATAGACGTCTGGCCTCAATCGATCCGGAGATATCCCAGTGCGCTTGGCGACATCGCGCACATATTTCAGAGGAATCCGTTTCCATTGGCCGACGCATTGACGCGAGATGCCAAGTGTCCGGGAAAGCGAGGAGGCGCTGCCATATGCGGCAAACACCTCAGTAAGGATTGGATCACGTTTCATGAGCACATCATATAGAACCTGTGTGATTTGTAAATACTGCGCTTGACCGCCTTCCCCAAATCATCGTAGCTATAAGGAATCATCGGAGGATGAGATGAAAACAGATATAGCTCAGTTAAAAATGCAAATCGGTCTGATGATGGACCGGCACCCGGAACTAGCTGAAGACGAAGATCTTCGAGCCGACATGCTGGAAGGAAGCACAAATCTTCATGAGATCATGGAGCGGCTTCTATCCGAAGAACGCGAGGCCGATGGCCTTGTTGAAGCAACCAAGGCCCGCATCGACAAGCTTGCCACTAGGCGAGCCTCATTTCGGAATCGTCAGCAGTCATTGCGCGACGTAATGATGTCGATCATGCAGCTTGCGGATCTTCGAAAACTGAAGTTCCCGGAAGCTACAATCAGCATTAGTCGTCGCGGGCCTGCTGTTCAGATCATTGATGAATCGTTGATCCCTGATACGCTTTGCAAAATTAAGCGCGAGGTCTCAAAGACAGCCATCAAAGAGGCCTTAGCGGCGGGATTCTCAGTTCCGGGTGCCACGTTAGACAACGGTAGCGAAACCATAAGGATAGGATGATGTTTACAGACAGGCAGAAGAATGCGCTCTCAGCGCCGCTAGATCGCTCGCATGTGAAAGAGCGCAATCAATCCGGGCGATCCCTTTCATACATTGAGGGCTGGCATGCGATCGCTGAAGCTAACCGAATTTTTAACTTTGACGGATGGCACCGGGAAACCGTTGACATTCGCCTCGTCTCTGAAAGACCTCGCAAAATCGGTCGTGATGGTCGTGATGGGTGGAGCGTTAGTTATATCGTGCGTTGTCGCATTATTGTTGGTGACGTTATCCGCGATGGTATGGGAAGCGGTCACGGCATTGATGCAGACTGCGGCCTTGCTCACGAGTCAGCTATTAAGGAAGCTGAAACTGACGCAATGAAACGCGCACTGATGACTTTTGGGAATCCATTTGGATTGGCGCTATACGACAAGGAGCAAAAGCAGGTTGTTGAAGCGCAACCAGAAAAGATGCAGCCGACTGACTTGCAAGCGATGGTGGACGAAATACTTCGCATGCAAACAACTGTGGCTCTCCGCAAATGGTGGAAACAGACAGCGGACTTTCGCAAGAGCATAGGCCTTGTTGAGGGAACTGAAGAGTTTGAGAAGCTTTATGGGTTGTTCGTAAAGCATGGCAAAAAACTAGCAGCAGGAGAAACAGTCAATGGCTAATCCAGAGAAATTCTTATCGACAAAAGAATTAGCCAATCTTCTTGGAGAAGAAAGAACGGTGGCTTGGCGAGTTTGCCGAGACAATCTGGGGTTTTCAATCAAGTTTGGACGAAGCTACAAAGTTCCATTTTCACATTATGAGCGCGTGAGGAATGGAGAGCGGCCAGAAGACATCGCAGCAGAAGTAAAAGCTCAGAGAGAAAAACTGAAAGCAGGAGAGAACGTAAATGGCTAACCGTTATGATGTGCTGACCGTCAGCAAATACATCGACCGCAATGGCGATGAAAAGAGCTTCTTCACAAAGATTGGAACCATGTTTCCCAACAAGAATGGGGGATCGTTCTCGATGGAGCTTGTAGCGCTTCCTATTAGCGATAAGGAAGGCAAGGTTCGCTTGTACATCAAAGAACCTGAGCAGCGTGATGGAGCGCAGGGCTCTCGCCCAGCATCTAAACCTGTTGCTCGGTCAACAGCCGAGGAGATCGGCGACGATCTACCATTCTGATGGACATCCTCACTCCTAGGGGGCAGGAGTCGAGGAAGTGGGAGGACCGGGCCATCGAGATCTGGTCCTCCCATTACCCGAATATAATCTATGCCTCTACCGACAAAGATGCGCCATGCGTAGTCGATGCGGTTCTCGTCAAAGATAGGAAGCTGATAGGAGTTGTTGAGCAGAAATCGAGGCCCGGCATATCCTTCATTGACTTCATAGTGACCTACGAAAAACGATGGTTGGTCACGCAAAGGAAGATTGATGAAGGAGCTGAACTAGCCAAAACCATGCACACCGATTTTGTAGGTTTCCTGTATTTTCCTTCAGCCGATGTCCTTCTTGTGAAGTCACTATGGAAAGCGACCACAGGCTGGACAACAGACATATACACGGAGAAGACAGAGACGCAGGCGACAATCAATGGCGGAAAAGCAGTCCGCTATAACGCATACATCGACATGACCGGATCGCTTATTTTAAGAGGAAATGAAAATGGACCAAGAGAGACCCTTAAGTGAACAGTTTAGACTAGTAGCAAAAAAATGGGTGGATGCAGATTCCGCAGCAAGCCTTCTTGAGGAAACCAAGAGCGCGGTCCTTGCCCGCATGATGGCGGCTCAGGGCGACATGCCTGTCAATCGCGCAGAGCTTAACGTGAAGTCATCCGAAGAATGGTTAGAGTTTGTGACCAACATGGTAAAAGCTAGAGAAAAAGCAGCTCTACTTAAAGTGCAGCTTGAATACATCAGGATGCAATTTCATGAATGGCAATCGCATACCGCTACTAAACGAGCAGAGATGAGGCTTTGATATGAGCAAATCAAAAAAACAGAAGAAGCAGGAAAAGCTGACGGATGCCGTTGGCACCATTATGGATGGACAAAGCTTTGAGATGGTTTGCAATGTTTTTGCGCCAATTATGAGCAACATGATTGAAAGCGTTCCACCTGTAATTGGAATGCCGCTCATTCTTGGATTCATGAAGCAAGTTCTGACCGAAGCATACGGAGACTGCATTCACGAAGTTCATGACTATGATGGGCCGCTACAATGAAACGAGTTCGCATAACCGCAAAAATAAGGGCAGACATATTCATGAACCATGGAGGCATTTGCCACCTATGCAGCATGAAAGTCGTACCCGGAGAGGATTGGGATGTCAGTCACGATATTCCTTTGGAGGCTGGCGGTAAGGATGATGCAACTAACTGGCTGGTTGCTCATCGCAAGTGTCACAGGGTTCACACTAGCACTGTTGACGCTCCCCTAATCGCCAAAGTGAAGCGCATACATCAAAAGCATGTTGGGGCGAAAAAGTCTCGAACCCCTATGCCATTAGGCAGAAACTCAGCGTTCAAAAGGAAAATGGACGGAACTGTAGTAAGGAGAGAAAAGTGAAGGTCATTTTTACGTTGAACCTACCGAAGTCGATCAGGCCAAAAGCTAGACTCGAGTTTCCATCAGAAGAGCACGACAGCGTGATTTTGCCATTTCAAAATGTATATGCAGTGGTGGAATCCAAAGATCTTCAAGATCTACTGAACGTCCTGCATCAAAGCGACTTTATTGTCGCGCGTGAGTTTAACGCAAAGACAAAGTTTGACGGCACCCGATCATATGAAGATAGGGGTGAAGTTATCATCAACTGCCAGCTTATCGGCAAAATCAAACCCTTCTTTGAGTGAGGAGAAAGCGAATGGAATACATCGACATCATGTCGGAATCCGCCAAAATCTTTAATGAGCGCGGAGCGAAGTACGGCAATGTTCGGCAAAGCATGGAGAATGTTGCGGCTATTGCTAGCCTGCTGACAGGCTACCATCTCACGGGGC